AAATTAAAAGCTAATGAATGGAAATCAGGAAATAATATTTGGCACATAGAAACAGTTGCTAAAAGTCATTTAAGAGAAATTATGAAGTGGACCAAAGAATATTTTAGAAATTTATTAGAGGTAGATCAACCTTTAAAGTGGTTAAGAATATCTGATGACTCAGTTATTTATAGAAGATCTATGAAATTTAAAAGGGAGTTTCATAATGGGTTTTGATCCAGTAACAGCATTTGTAGTTCAACTTGTAGTCACAACAGCAATTTCTTGGGTATTAAAACCTGAACCACCAAAAAGAAATGTGCAAGGTCAAGAAACTGCACAAGGTATTTTAGTTAATAAAGCATCTAATAATACTGCCATTCCAGTAGTTTATGGAAGAAGGCAAGTGGGTATAGCAAGAGTATTTGTTGAGAGTTCTGGAACAGATAATACATATCTTTATATGGCAGGTGTTCTTTGCGAAGGTGGTGGTAATGGAATTGAATCTATAGATGAAATTTATGTTAATGATAAATTAGTAACTTGGTCAGGTGCATTAACTGATGGCACTGTAAGAACAGTAGATAGTTCAGATACAAATTTTTATAAAGATGAAAGTTTAATATCAGTTCAATCATTTTATGGATTAGATAGTCAATCAGTTTCATCATTATTAGACGAATCAACAAACTGGGGTTCTAATCATAAATTATCTGGAGTTGCTTATTTAGCTTTTAAATTTAAATGGAATCAAGATGCTTTTAGTTCTTTGCCAGAAATAAAAGTAGTTCTTAAAGGTAAAAAAATTTACGATCCTAGATTAGATTCAACAAAAGGTGGTTCTGGTTCTCATAGGCAAGACACAGCATCTACTTGGACTTATTCTAATAACTCAGCTTTATGTCTTTTAGATTATTTAAGAAATTCTAGATATGGAAAAGGTTTACCAAATTCTTCATTTGAAACAAATTACGATTCATTTAAAACAAGTGCAAATATTTGTGATACACAAGTAACACCATACACTTCAGCACCATCAGATATAGATTTATTTGAAACAAATATAGTTTTAGATACTGAACAAAAAGTTATAGACAATGTAAGAGAATTATTAAATCCAATGAGAGCAATATTTACCTATACACAAGGTAAGTATTTCTTAATTATTGAAAATACTGGTTCATCACAATTAAGTTTAAACAAAGATAATATTATCGGTGGAATTAAAATATTTGGTGAAAAGAAAAATACTAAATATAACAGAGTAATAGGAACATTTGTAAATCCTGATAAAGAGTGGCAAGAAGATACTATAACTTATCCACCAGCAGACGATTCAGCTTTGCCAGTTGGAGATCAACACGCAACATTATTAGCTGAAGATAATGGAACTTTATTAGAAGGAAATTTTACTTTTCAAGGAATTACAAATCCTTATCAAGCAGAGGAACTATGCGAGATTATATTAAGAAGATCCAGAAATGCTTTAGCTGTAGAAGTTATGGTAACTTCAGAAGCATTAAATTTAACAATAGGTGATTTAGTTGATTTAACTTATTCTACTGGTGGATTTAGTTCTAAATTATTTAGAATTTATGGATTAAGTATAAATACAGATTCAACAGTTTCTTTAAAATTAATTGAACATCAAGATAATTTCTATACTTGGTCAGAAAAAGCAGAAGCACCAACAATAGCTGATACAACATTACCAAATCCTAATAATGTTCAAGCACCAGCTTCAGTTACTCTAGATGACCAACTAATTGAATACTCAGACGGAGTTGTTATTACTGCTTTAGATGTAACAATAGGTGCATCACCAGATAGCTTTGTAGATTACTACCAAGTAGAATATAAACTAAGTACAGAAACAGATTATATTATTGCTGGACAAGGTTCTGGTTTAACTCAAAGAATACTAAACGTAAAAGATGGATTTACTTATAACGTAAGAGTAAAAGCATTTAATACATTAGGAGTTGGTTCTACTTACACATCTGCAACAAGAACTATTGTTGGTGGAATAGCACCACCTTCTGATGTAACAGATTTTTCGTGTAATATTATTGGTGGAGATGCACATTTATCTTGGCAACAAATTACAGACTTAGATCTTGCATACTATCAAATAAGATATTCAACACAAACAAGTGGTGCTTCTTGGGCTAACTCAGTTTCTTTAGTTGAAAAAGTTGCAAGACCAGCTACATCAGTTACAGTTCCAGCAAGAGTAGGTTCATATCTTATAAAAGCAGTAGATAAAAATGGTAACTTTTCTTCTAATGAAACAATCATTGAAACAAATGTATTAGCAATAGGAAACTACAATGCTGTTGCAACACAAACTGAATCACCTACATTCTCAGGAACTAAATTTCAAACAGTTGTTTCTGATGGCACATTAAGATTAGACTCGTCAGAATTATTTGATAGTGCAACAGGAAACTTTGATTCAGGAACTTCATTCTTTGATTCTGGTGTAACTTCTTATGACTTATATTCTGAAGGAACTTATTTATTCTCAAGTCCAATAGATATAGGTGCAGTTTATACTTCAAGAGTAACTGCTTCTATTACACAAACATCTGATAACTTAGATGACTTATTTGATTTAAGAACTGGAGATTTTGATGACGCACAATCTAACTTTGATGGCGATACTCCTGCTAATTGTAATGCTCATATTGAGATTGCTTTATCTAATGACAATATAACTTATACTACATTCAGAAACTTTGTAGTTGGCGATTACACAGCAAGATATTACAAGTTTAGAGTAACATTAAGATCATTTGATTTAGCTTCCACTCCAGTTATTAGTGCTTTATCAGTAAGTATTGATATGCCAGATAGAATATTTAGTGGTAATGATATTGTTTCAGGGACAGGAACTTATAATGTTGTATTTACTTTACCTTTTTATTCTAATTCTTATGCAGTTGGAATAACAGCACAAGGATTAAACACAGGAGATTTCTTTACAATTTCAAATAAAACTGTTAATGGTTTTGATGTAGCATTTAAAAATAGTGCTAGTACAGGAGTTACTAAAACTTTTGATTATTTAGCTAAAGGATATTAGATAGAATATGGCACAACACGATTATAACATAGCGAATCAGGGTTTCCCTGCATTTAGAACAGATTTAAACAACGCATTATCGGCAATCCAAACAACAAATTCAGGAACATCAAGACCAACAGGTGCTGTTGCTGGTCAGCTTTGGTTAGACACAACTTCTCCAACTACACCTACATTAAAATATTATGATGGTGCAGATGATATATCTTTAGCAACTATTGACCATTCAGCTAACACAGTAAATTGGTTAGATTCAACAGTATCAATAACTGGACTATCAACAACTGCAACAGGAACAGTTTTAACACTTTCAGATTCAGCAAATACAACAACAGTAAATTTAATTTTAGATAATCAAAAAGAAATTCGCTTTCGTGAAACAACAGCTAATGGAACAAACTATGTAGCATTAAAAGCACCAGCTTCTTTATCTGCTGATTTAACATTTACATTACCTACTGCTGATGGAACTAATGGACAAGTATTAACAACAAATGGTTCTGGTGTATTATCATTCGCAACTCCTGCTTCTGGTATTGCTTGGCAATCTTCAGTTAAGACTTCTGGTTTTACTGCTGTTGCTGGAGAAGGATATTTTTGTAATACAACATCTTCTGCTTTCACAGTAACATTACCAGCTACACCAAGTGCTGGACAACAAGTAGCACTAGTAGATTATGCAGGGACTTTTGACACAAACGCACTTACAATAAATCCTAATTCAAATAAATTAGAAGGTGGTACAGCTAATTTATTATTATCAGGAGATAGAGAAGGAGTAACTTTAGTTTATATAGATTCAACACAAGGTTGGTTAGCAACATCAGGAATTAATGAAGGAACAGATGCTTTATCACCATCACCAGTAGATTTTTTAGTAGTAGCAGGAGGTGCAGGTGCAGGTGGAAATAGAGGTGGTGGTGGAGGTGCAGGAGGATATAGAAATTCATTCTCAACAGAAACATCAGGAGGTGGAGGAAGTTCAGAATCACCTTTAGAATTTGCAAGTGGAATAGTTTATACAATTACAATTGGTGCTGGAGGTACAGGGGGAGTTTATATAGGTGCTTTATCAACTAATGGTACTAATTCTTCTATTTCAGGAACAGGAATTACAACAATAACATCTACTGGTGGTGGTCGTGGAGGTACTTATGGAACAGCACCAACAGGAGATTTAGCAAATAGTGGTGGTTCAGGTGGCGGTGGGTTAGGTATTACACCAAATAATGCTGGTGCTTCAGGAACTGCTAATCAAGGATATGCTGGTGGTAATGGTAGTGGAGGTACTCCACATCAAGGAGGAGGAGGAGGAGGAGGTGCTTCAGCAGTTGGTACTAATGGTACTGGAGGAAGTAATGCAGTCGGAGGAAATGGTGGTAATGGTTTAGCTTCTTCAATAACAGGTTCTTCTGTAACAAGAGCAGGTGGAGGAGGTGGTGGGTCAAGAGACACTTCTAGTGGTACTGCAGGTACTGGAGGTACTGGAGGAGGTGGAAATGGTTCTAAAACAGACTTGGGTACAGGTTCAGCAGGAACAGCAAACACAGGTGGTGGAGGTGGAGGTGGAGGAGATGATGGTACTGGAGGTGCAGGTGGTTCAGGAGTTGTAATACTTCGTATGCCAACAGCATTATATTCAGGAACTACAACAGGTTCTCCAACAGTTACAACATCAGGTTCTGACACTATTATAGTATTTAATTCATCAGGAAGTATAACAGGATAATTTATGGCACACTTTGCAAAATTAGGAGTAGGAAATATAGTTGAACAAGTAATCGTAGTATCTAATGATATTGCGACTACTGAACAAGCTGGGGTAGATTTTATTAATAAACTTTACAATACAAGAGATGTTTGGAAACAAACTTCTTACAACAATAAAATTAGAAAAAATTTTGCTGGTATTGGTTATCAATATGACCAAACAAGAGATGCTTTTATAGCACCTAAACCTTTTAACTCTTGGATATTAAATGAAGATACTTGTAGATGGGAAGCACCAGTTTCTAAACCAACAACAGAATTAGAAGAAAATCAGTATTATTCTTGGAATGAATCTATTATAAATTGGGAAATTAAAACAGAATAAAACGAAAGGAAGGAAAGTGGAAGCTAACATTAATGGGATATTCCCAACACCGATTTACATATCTAAATTAGATAGAGAACTTACAAATAAAGAATTATCATTTATTGATAAGATTAAATTAGATACTTACAATAACGAAGGTAACACAACATCTAATGATAACTACATTTTAAATCATAAAGCATTTAAAGATTTAAAAACAGATTTAGATTTAAGAGTACAAGATTATTTTGATAAAGTTATATCTGCAACAGAATCAATTACACCTTACATTACGCAATCTTGGTTAAATTATACTGAAACAAATCAATATCATCATAGGCACGAACACCCAAATTCATTAATTTCAGGAGTATTTTATGTTAATGGTGATGAAAAATTTGACAAGATTAAATTTTATAAAAAAGATATTTATTCAATTATTAAACCAGAAGTAAAAGATTACAATATATGGAACTCAGAAACTTGGTGGTTTCCTGTAAAGACTGGAGATGTGATACTATTCCCTTCTTCACTAACTCACATGGTAGAAACTAAACAAGGAGATAACACTAGAATTAGTTTAGCTTTTAATGTATTCATTAAAGGAACTATTGGAGACAACAAACAATTAACAGAATTAATATTATGATATATTTCATTATTGGACTAGTGCTTGGCTTATACGCAGAATGGAAGTGGGAGATTGCTAAGTACATTATTGAATCAGTTAAACAACATTTAAACATTAAGTAGTCTTGATTTTTGTGCGTTGCACCATTATATACTCCTAAACTAACGGAGAATAAAATGTTTACATTTAAACTACCGACATACGAAGAACTAAAACAAAACTACGAAACATATTTAAAAGATGTTCAGAAGTTTTATAAAGACTGGTATTCGGATATACAAAAGACTTTTAACAAATAACTTTATTAAAACACAATAGTTTGATAAACACACTGCATAATATTAATTGCATTTACAAACTTTGGATTGGTGGGTGTGTCTTGCT